TCAAAATCTCGGACCAAACGATACAAATATTCACAACACAAGCAAGAATATTACAGTTAGTGTTCTCGCAAACACGTCATTGTATTCTCCCACATCCAGTCACGCCAGCCTAGATAAAAGAATATACATTCCAGAAAATCTTGGAGAAGATTGGTATTCTGGTGGATCAGTTGGTATTAACGCAAACAGTCACCCACTCGCTGCTGGATTGTATGTAACCGACGTTCCTGCGGGTGATCGTGATGGTCGAAGAAGAATATTTACTCAAAAAGCTGTTATTCAACTTGGCGCGACAGCGGCGTCGGACGAGAACTACGGTCACTATCCCACCAATGTCGTTCTTGGATTGCGACCTATTCCAAACGCAAACGGAGCGTTCAAACCCATCAGTGTTGTTGCGGGATCAACATCAAATCTCTCCAATCAATCTTCAGTTGGAAATGGTAACATAATGAAGAGAACAGAGGGTCTTCGACGATTCTCTGAGGGATGGATTGATGGTGCTGGAACTGGCCCTTCGGCTGCTACACTCTCGAACTGGAATAACTTGGGATGGTTCGATGGAATCAGCGTAGACAATAGTTTTGCTATTCCTGCTCCGGGTATAGGTAGCGAGTTCTTTGGAACGAGTGCCATGGCAGATGATACCTTCATGGGTCAACAATCAATGAAGGTGTGGTGGGAACGAAGACCACAGCGTGACAACGACAAAGCAAATTATCAGAATCAGGAATACACCGAATCTCACCTCTTTGGATCGTCCAATAATCATGTGATGACCATTCACGCGAACACTACATATCAGGGTGTTCACGTCGAGAAGGGTGGTATCTACGCAAATAACTCGGTTATCGCATGGGCTCGACTTCTTCCAAGAGGTATCAATCAAAATCCCATTGTCGCAGCAGACACGACAGAAACAGGATATGCTTCGCCTCCTACTTTTGCTTGGGATGGGCACAATATTCAATCAGTCACAAAGGTCGGAATTGGAAGATTCCAAATTCAACTTCCCGCAGGATTTCAAAATGGAAATAACTATTCTTTGATCGTGACAGGAACAAGCAATCTGTATCTTGCGGGTTTATTTGAACAAGACCTTAATGACGGCGCCGTGTCTGCGGGTGAATTGGATACTGTTTTGACGCGCCGCCGACAATTTGAGGCATCTGGTACTGGAACAAGCCCAGGTCAAATTATAGGTCTACAAGGATCAGGTTCAACAAACGATGGTCTAGTTGATTATGGAGCATTATCAACACATCATGTTCGTGTTGCAAACAGCACTTACATTCAAATAGAATCAAGAACACCAATAACAGATTGGTATAGGGCAGAAGGCTCAGGTAAAGTAACTAGAAACTCATCTTCCACCGCTTTAATTGATGAAGATGAAGTCTATGTTGTGGTCATAGGCGCAGTTGATCCAGCGAAGTTTAGAGGATAAATGATGGAAACGAAAGAATATGTGATTGTCAAAGAAACTTTCACGGGTGGTCCGCTCACATTCACCAAACTCCGAATGGGTAGTTCGCGAGAAGAATATGACAAAAAGGCGGATGAGCTGAATGGAGTTGTTGTGTGCGAAGATGATCTACCAGAATACACAGATCCAACCGATCTTAGACTTCAGAAGGGAAAGATCGTCGTTGATGTGCTACCAAAAGCTAATCGAATTATGAATCGACTTCGGTCGATTAGAAACCAAAAGCTCGCGGAGCTAGATTTAATTTCTATGCGAGCAATAGAAGATGGTGATATGGACAAGCTCAAGAAGATCAAGGAGAAGAAAGATGAGCTTCGCGATCTTCCGCAGGTTGTCGGAGAAAAGCTCCAAAAGATCATTGACGCTCCCAAAAAAAAGTATGAAACCAAGCTCAAGGATATTTCTAAAATCAAAATTCAGATTAAGGATTTAGAAAACTAATGTCATACGAACACAACCTATTCATTTCGCAAGGAACAGACTTTACAGCGAATGTTGTATTCTATACATCAAACACATCAGGTCGTTATCCGGTTGATACTTCAAATTACTCGTTTAAGAGAGGTTATATGCGTAAGTGTGTAGGCTCCACTACATATACACCACTCACAATAAGTTTACCACAAGACGGAGCAGCAAACGGAATTGTAACTATATCATTAGATAATGTTACAACTGCATCACTCGAAGATGGTAGATACCTATATGATGTTGAAGCGACGACAATCTCTGGATTAGTTCATCAAGTAGTTCGAGGAACCATTACTGTTCATCGAAGCATGACAGTAGACTAGGAGAAGTAAATGGCAGTTCCAAATAGCAGGGACAGTCTAATCGAATATGCGCTCCGGCGTCTCGGAAAACCTGTCATCGAAATCAATGTAGATTGCGAGCAGTTAGAGGATCGCCTGGATGAAGCTCTGAAGATGTGGCAAGAGTTTCATATGGACGCTACCGAAAAGGTATATGAACCGTATCAGATAACGGCAGACGACATCACTAATAAGTATATCACTTTTGATTCAGATACATATACAAATATCACGCAAGTTCTACCAGAGAATAATGTGGGTGGATCTGGTATGTTCAATCTTGAGTATCAGCTTCGACTTCAAGATTATACAGCATTTGGATCAGCGACATGGGGAGATAATATCACAGGCTATAAAATGTATCATCAACATCTCTCCTTACTTCAGGAAGTATTAGTCGGTGTTGCTCCTATTCGATTTACTCGGCACATGAACAAATTGAATATCGACTGGGATTGGGAAACAGATGTTAGTGTCGGTGATTATATTGTTGTTGAGGCGTTCAAGATTGTTGATCCAACTAGCTATACAAAAGTCTACGGTGATCTGTGGCTGAAAGAATATGTGACAGAGTTGGTGCGAGAGCAGTGGGGGCAAAATCTATCCAAATTCGCTGGTATTCAGCTTCCGGGTGGTGTCACTCTGGACGGACCTGCAATCAAGCAAGAAGCTCAACAGAACCTTGAACGTCTGCGACAAGAACTGAAAGACTCATACACCCTGCCTACTGACTTTTACATGGGGTGATTAGATGCCTAAAAACCACTACTTCGGATATAATATCCCATCAGAGCAAAAGCTCATCGAGGATCTGGTTGTAGAAGCTATTAGCATCTACGGAGTTCCTGCTTATTGGCTTCCGCGCAAGGGAACAGAGGATAGTATCTACGGAGAAAGCACGGATCGCTACTTTGATGAAGCGTATGTGTTGCCGTTCTATGTCGCGACTGCTGAAGGATGGGGCGGTGAGCGAGACATTATCACTCGCTTTGGTCTTGAAATTCGCGAGACGTTGACACTTAATCTTGCCATTCGTGATTTTGATAATCTTCTCTCCGAGCAAGTTCATCTAGGTGCAACCCGCTCGCGCCCAAAAGAGGGGGACTTAATCTATTTTGATTTGACTGTTCCAAATACAGCAGCTCAACGTCAAGGCACATTCATGGAAATCAACTTTGTTGAGCATGAAAGTATCTTCTATCAGGTGGGAAATTTACAGATGTATGAAATCCGCTGCGAAGACTTCCGCTACGCACAGGAGACGTTCAGCACAGGTATTGTAAATATCGACCAGAGCTTCAATGAGAACACAAGCGGAGTTAACTTCACAGGAAACACAATGCCAGACAACAGCATTGCCGATAATCAGACTCTTGAGACTGATGGTCTGGGCGTATTGGATCTAAGTGAAGATAGCCCATTTGGAGATTATAGCTAATGCTGGGTACACCTTTTAATCACGACATCATTCGGAAATGTGTTATAGCCTTCGGGACACTTTTCAATAACATCAAGATCCAGAGATCGAATGGAACGTGGATCTCTGTGCCTATTACATACTCCAGCAAAGAAAAGTGGTATGCTCGTCTAACTGATCCCGATCTTGCACAGCAGATTATGACATCTCTTCCCCGTATTAGTTATGATTTGGTAGCTATAAATTACGCGTCCGAGCGCAAGCTAGGCACAATGAACAAATATTCCTCAATCAATACAAGTGATGAAACTGGTAACACAAAGCGAATGATGTATGAAGGTGTGCCATATGATCTAAATTTTGAACTTGCTATGTATGGTAGAAACGCAGCAGATTGTTCTAAGATTATTGAACAGATTCTTCCGTTCTTCACACCAGAGTTCACGCTTACGCTTAACAATGTAACAGAGCATGAGATAGATGTTGACATTCCCATTCGACTCGACTCAATTAGCAGAGAAGACGCATATGACGGTGACTTTGAAAGTGGAAGAACATTGATCTGGACTTTGACATTTACGATGAAGACCATGCTGTTTGGTCCCGTATCAACACCAAAGATCATCAAGAAAGCCTATGTAGATTTCTTCATTCCCGACAGCTTCACTCGTTATCATAGCGGTACTCTTGCTCAAGCATCAGCAAACGGAACGCATCTATTTCTTCAGGCAAATACATCTGCGCGAACCGATGATGTATATTCTGGTTCAGGATATATCACAATCACCGGAGAGGGATCTGGCACCACAGGTATCACAGGAAATACCAGAGTGATCACATCTCATAATGGATCAGATCAAGTGATTGTTGTTAATCCAGCCTTCCTTGATATTCCGGGTGCGAACTGGACATATCGTATTCAGTATAGAGGAACAAGAGAGCAAGGAATTGATCCAGATCAGATCGCAGGTGTGCCGACTGCTTCACGACTATATTTCCAACCCGGATTGACAGCAGCAGGAAATCCAACTTCAGACATCGCTCTATCTGTACCACTAAGTAGTATTGATATTGATGATGATTGGGGATATGCTGCGAACAACACTCTACCAACAGAGGGAACTCGTCGCAATCTCGTAACAGGTGTTGATGAGGATCTGTAATGGAAAATGAAGAAACACACATACCAGTAGTGGTCGAAAGTGAAGAAACCGACCCTGCGATGGATAGCATTTTGAGCGCGCTTGATATTCCGCGTGACACATACAAAGACTACAACAAAGTGCGAGATGCTCTTGTGACTGCTTTGGAGTCTGGTCGTATTGCTACTGCTGACGCGTTGACGCTTGCTCAAGCGATGGATCATCCACGAGCATACGAGGTGTTTGCTACGGTAATGAAGTCTACTGCTGAAGTCGCAGAGAAACTAATGGATCATCAGACGAAGATCAGAGAGTTGACTGGTCAGAAAAACGAAGCACCCAAAACCCAAACGACCAATAATATATTATTTACTGGTTCTACAAAGCAGCTTCAACAGCTTCTCAAGGGAAAGATGGACGAGATTGATGTAACATCTGAGGTCGAAACTGATGAGTAGGAATAATGCCCATAACAAACTTTCGATTTGTTCAACCATATTCGGAAAATGCGCCTGATCCAACTTACCATGAGTGGCAACAAATAATAGAGGATGTTAGTGGAAATCCAGACTTAAACAATCCGTTAGAAGCATACGAAACGGCATCTAATGTCTGGTTAGATTGCACAGAGGATCAACTCGTTGAAATAGAATATATGTGTCAGGAGTCATTGACTGTTATTGACAATCTCACAAGTATTTTCATACCACCAACGCAAAATGAGATACTTTTGTGTATAGCAGATAACGCGAGCAGATGTTTTGGTATTGATGTGTTTCATCCAGAACCGAATGGGTGGATAATGGTGCGTGCATGTGAAGGCACGTCATGTTCAAGTTGGACAACGACATCCATTCCTGAGCCTGGATTTGGAATGATGATCACAGCAGGATTAATCATGCTTGGTGTGTTAGGGAAAGTAAATGGCAACAGAAGAAGATGGCTATCAAGGTAATCCCCTACTAAAAAAAGTAGGTGTCAATCACGAATACACCCCAGACGAAATCAAAGAGTATGTGAAGTGTGCGAAAGATCCGATTTATTTCGTTCGCAACTATGTCAAGATTGTCAGTTTGGATGAAGGTCTAGTTCCTTTCGAGATGTATGACTTCCAAGAGAAGATCATCCGAACGATCCATGACAATAGATTTACGATCGGTAAGCTCCCACGCCAGACAGGAAAGACAACAACAGTCGTCGCATATTTCCTACACTATACGTTATTTAACGACAATGTGAACTGTGCTATTCTGGCTAACAAAGGGCAGCTTGCGCGTGACATTCTTGCTCGCTATCAGCTCGCATACGAAAACCTTCCGTTCTTTCTACAGCAGGGTGTTCTTGCATGGAACAAGGGATCTATCGAACTGGAGAACGGGTCGAAGATCATCGCAGCATCCACCTCCTCTTCCGCCATTCGAGGTGGATCGTTCAACATGCTGCTGCTGGACGAGTTCGCATTCGTTCCCAGACACATCGCTGAAGAGTTCTTCGCATCCACATATCCGACCATCTCTTCTGGTAAGACCACCAAGATGGTGATCATCTCTACCCCTTGTGGTATGAATCACTTCTACAGAATGTGGATGGACGCAAACGAGGGAAAGTCGGAATACGTTCCAGTGGAGGTACACTGGTCCGAGGTTCCGGGGAGAGATGAGGAGTGGAAAGAATCTACAATCCGCAACACCTCAAAGGAACAGTTCGCGCAGGAGTTTGAGTGCGAGTTCGTCGGTTCTCAGAACACGCTGATCAACGCAACAAAGCTCAAAGCGATGCCATTTGCTGATCCCATATCAACAGCAGGGCAGCTTGATGTGTATCGAAATCCAGAGCCAGATCATATATACACGATCACCGTTGATGTTAGTCACGGAGAAGGGTTGGACTTCTCTACGTTTTCGGTTATTGACTCTGGGCAGTTCCCATATCGCGTAGTGGCTAAGTATCGGTCAAGTACGATTTCACCGCTCGAATATCCTACGGTCATACAGAATGTGGCTAAAACTTACAACGATGCGTGGGTGCTAGTCGAGATCAACGACATCGGGCAGCAGGTCGCAACCATTCTTCACGAGGATCTGGAGTATGATCACCTCCTCTACGTCACGACACGGGGACGAGCAGGGCAAGGATTGGGAACTGGATTTGGAGCAGGATCGCTTCAGTTTGGTATCAAGACGAGCAAGAAGGTCAAGCAAATTGGATGTGCCAATCTAAAGAACTTGATCGAAGCAGATCGACTAATCGTGGAAGACTTTGACACGATCTGCGAAATGACCAGTTTCATCGCCAAGGGATACAGCTACGAAGCTGAACCAGGGCATCACGACGATCTGGTGATGAATCTGGTGCTATTTGCGTGGTGTACGACGGAGCCATATTTCAAGGATGTGACGAACACCGACACCCATAAGAAGATGGTGTTGGAGAAGCTGAAGCGCGAAGAGCTGCGGGAGAAGGAGAAGGAAGAACGAGAGCTGGAGCATCTGGTTCCTTTCGGAATCATTGATTCGGGAGATCCTGATGCAGATAAATACAGAGTAGCAAAAC